GTTTACATATGTCTAATACAATATTTGTTAAATGATTAAAACCTGGTTCATTCCACATTTTCCAATCTGTCATTTGTGCTTTAATATTTGTTAGATGATTTTGTCTATCATCATAGCGATCAATAACCTTTTTAATATCTTCATCCATTTTAGGTTCATTTAATTCACATTTAAATATTGATACTGAACTTTTTAGTAAAAAATCTTTTTTTACAATATTAACTAAACTCTTGTCCATAAGAATTTTGGTACACCACCATTAGGCTCCCACACCTTGTTTTTATTCTGAAACTTCACTAATTTATAGGCGTCTTCTTCAAAAAAATACTGGCCTATAACATTATTAGTAGGTTTTTCAATAACTTCCCATATAATATCTTTCTTATGTTTTTTCATCTTCTTTACATAAGAAAGACTAGGTTGTTCATCATTAGGCCTTTTATCGCCTCTATGAAACTTAACTTTTTGAATTTTATTTTTTGACATTATGATATTTTCATATCCCAACTAATTATTCTTTTTACTTTTACTGACTTACTTGGTTCTGTAAAGTGTCTAACAAATTTAGGAACAACAACCATTGTACCCTCAACAACAGGTAATGGATAGTAAATTGTTCTATCTGAATACCAATCATTCCACGGTTGTATGTATTGTGTAACAGGTGCTTTTTTATCCATATTTAAATATAAAATACCAGATAGACCAACACTACCGTGATCGTGTGGTGTATGATACTCACCTCTTTTATATGATACTGACCATATATCTTCAATTTGAATATCTTTTTTAAGTCTTGTTGACAACATATTTAATTCTTCACCACAAATATTGGCAAAGGCTTCAGCAAAGCCACTTCTATCACTTTGTCTGTTGGTAGCAAAGGTTTGCATTCCGTGTCTTTTTTCTGGAAAACCTTTTACTAATTTTTCTAATTGTTTTTTCTTATTAGAAAAGTTTAATGTGGGAAGTGACCACATTGGTATTGTAAACAAATTACCTTGTATCATTAGTTTAACTCCTTTTCTTCGGTTTTTTCTTCATATTCAAGCCCTAGCTTTTTCATAACGGTGTTAAAGTCTTCTTCTACGTGCCAAAAGTTTTCTTTTGACCACAAGGCCACTTTATCTTTTGCCGTTATATCTTTATATACACTAACTATGTTATCAATATTGATAACTATTTCTCTACCTTCAAAAGGTGGGTTAGCGTTTGTAAATACTACAAATTTTGCCATTGTTTCTCCTATACTTTAAAATCAGAAAACTTATCATAGGCCTGTTCAGGTGTAGGATAATTTTCCTTTTCTTTTGTTTGGTTGCTATCTACTATATTCTGTGCTGAATTTTCAACATCATATAATCTCATTTTTGCTCTATCAACACCCACTATAAATGCTCTATTCATACCAGGATCATTGTATCTATTCTTTAATTGTTTTACTTTCATTTGCCCTAGTGATTCTAATTCTTCATTAGACATTAAGGCAAACATAAAGTCAGCTGTTGCTGGTAAACCAAAACTTTCAGATGTATCTTCTAAACCAATATCGGTTGATACAAATCCAGTTCTAGTTGTCTGTGTCGCACTAAAAATAGGCAAATTAAATTCAACTGCCAAACCTCTTAACTCCTCAGCAATTGCTTTAATGTAAAAGTATGATGATATATTACCACCTTTAAATCTACTTGACGCACAAATATTTAAATAATCTATAAACAAAACATCTGGTTTAAAACTTTTCTTTAGTGATAACTCATTTATTAATGATTTAAAATGACCACTATGAGCAGACGCTGTTGGATATTCTTTAATAATTAATTGACCTGTAGTCTTACTTCTTAACTTGGTCATCTTATCATCATAGAGTTGTTTAGGCATATCATGTAAATCGTCCATTGTAACATCCATTAAGTTGGCGTCTATTCTTTCAGCAATTCTTTCTTCAGCCATTTCAAGTGTTATGTATAAGACATTTTGACCTTGTGTTAAAAAGTTAGAAGCACAATGACACATAAACAATGATTTACCAACACCTGTTCCTGCCAAAGCAATATTTAAAGTTTTACTTGGAACACCACCTTTTGTAATCTTATTAAAGAAATTTAAATCAAATGGGTACCTTTTTTCTTTTGTATGGTACCAATCAAATCTACTTTCAGCGTCATTAATGTAATCATGTCCGATATGATTGTCAAATGAAACGGCCAATGCCTCACTTAATATACTTGGTATTGCCTCTGGTTGTTTTTCTTTATCTTTACCATCTAATATCTTAATACCAGATAATACAGCATTATGTACTGCTCTGTCTTTACAAAACTTTTCAGTTGTATCTAATAACCATTGTAAGTCTGTTTTTTCATCATTAAAACCACTTACGAGTTCTTTGATAAGTTTTACTTCTTCATCATTAATATCTTTTCTACGGCCAAACTCAATTAAGATTGTTTCTTTTGTAGGTAGATTTTTATATTGTTGAACAAACTTATCTACTTCTTCATACAATAATCTTTCAATTCTATTTGTAAAGTAATCTGTTTTTACAAATGGTAAAGCCTTACGAGTAAAATCTTCATTAAAAAAGAAGTTTCGTAATATTGTAAGTTCTATTCTTTCGTTATTTGTCAAAGACAACGGTGCCATCTGTTACTTGTTTCTCCAATTGTTCCATTAATATATCACCAATAAAATCTATAAACTCTTGCGAATCAACATCTACCTTATTAGGATTAACCATAATATCATAGTCAAACTTCATAGGCAATGTTCCGTCTGGATTTTCTGTATGAGCAAATCCAACTTTGCCGTACTTATAGACCACGCCTTCAAATTTACCTTCAACGATTTTTATACAAGTAAAATCGTCTTCTTCTCTTTGAACAAAAACGTATCTTTTAGTTTTTTTCTTCTTCGTCTGATCCGTAGCTGAATTTTTTTCTGGCATATTCATCAATCTTATCTAATACTTCTTTTGTAAAATACTTTTCAGGATCGTCATTGATGTTCTTACCAAAAACTTTAGAACCATCTGGCATTTCATATCTTGTAGATACTTTTTTAAATACGCCAGCTGCCTCACCAAGTTCTAACAAGCCATAATACTTGTCTAAACCTGTTTTGTATGTAAGTCTTACATCAATTTGAGCATTTTCTTTTGTTAACCTTGATTTATAATTTTTACAATGTATAATATTACCAACTACTTCGGTGCCATCTTTTTCTTTTCGTTTACCTAGGTAGATGATTGATGAAGCAGCGTATTTTAAACCTGAACCGCCACCCATTTCTTTTTGAGGGAACATTGAACCGATAACATCATATGTATGATTGGTCATAATCATAGGTATATTTGCTTTACCTAATTTAAGTGTTAAAACTCTAAACGTTGATTTGACTATTTGTGATCTAGTCATATCTCTTGTTTCTTTACCAGCAGCCGTATCTTCCATTTCTTTTGTAGTAGATAACATACCTAAACTATCTAACACAAACATTATAGGTTTTCTTTTATCTTCTGGTTGTTCTAAATATTTGTCAATAATTTTAATTGATTGATTTCTAAATTCTTGTACTGTAGCAACTGGTACAATTACCATTCTTGTACTATCTACACTACGACTTTCAATCATCTCTTTTGAGATGGCACTTTCTGATTCAAAGTAAATTACACCAGCGTCTTTGTCTTTGTCTAAAAATGCTTTTACAATACCTAAAGCAAAGAATGTTTTACCTGTAGCGGCCTCACCAGCGATTGCTGTGATTTTGTTTCCTGGCATACCACCATATATACTGCCTGATAATAAGGCATTAAAAGAATATGAGCCTGTGTCTATAAAACTTGTAACGTCAGCGCTATCAACCCCTTCACTTACTAAACCAGCATACTCATTACCAGTTTCTTTAATTATGTCTTTTAAAAAATTACTCATATCAATATCTCCATAAATTTATTGTTATATTATATACTATTCTAATCATATTGTCAAGTCCCATTATTACTTATATTGAAGTTTATTATACATCTAATATCTTTAGTTGGTTGTTCAGCCGTATGCCAATATAAACCATCAAATATTACAACTCTACCTTGTTTTGGTGTTACCCTTTTCTGTTCTTTCACATCTTCAAAAAAAGGTATATCAGTTGGCGATTTGCTTTTATAGTTATAAATTATCGTATCACCATCACTATCATTTACATAGTATAAAAATACCAAATGTGGTTCTGTTTTATCTAAATGTGGTGTATCAACACCCTCACCTATGTATTCTTTATTTAAAGGCAGCTGTAAAAATGATCTGACCTCTAATATATCATCT